AGATGAAAAACAGTTAATCAGTAAAGCAGAAATAGTTTTTAGTGAAAAAGTAACAAACGCTTTGAAAGAAAAAGTTAAAAATCATAATGCAAAACATTCTAAAAAAGTCACTCTGGCACAATTAAAAAAAGTTTATCGCAGAGGTTTAGGTGCCTTTAGTGCAACTCATAGACCGGGAGTATCAAGAGCCGCTTGGGGGATGGCGCGTGTGAATACATTTTTAAGAATGATGGCGGGAGGAAAAGTAAAAGATTCTTACAGACGAGCGGATCAAGACATAGCAAAAAGCAAATAATATGAATCCCATCAATATCGATGTTTTTGATTTTAAAGATTTTGATGAAAATGATTTTTCTGAAGCTCTTTCTGATTTACAAAATTTTGGTGTAAATAATGATGAATTAGATTTAAACTATTATCCAACAGAAGAATAAAATGAACATAGTAACGAAATTTTTAACATATCAAAACCAAGTAAAAATTCTTCATTGGCAAACTGTTTCATATTCAGAGCATATTAGTCTTGGTTCTCTTTATGATGATCTTGGCGGCCACATAGATGAATTCGTTGAAACTTTCATGGGAAAATATGGAAGAGTCATTTCTCAAAAAAGTTTCGTTCTCAATATTGAGAATTATAAAGAAAAAGGCCCTGTTGCTCTTTTAACAGAAATGGAATCTTATTTGATAAACGAGCTTCCCACAATGCTCGATGCAAAAAAAGATACAGATCTACTTAATATAAGAGATGAAATTTTAGGTTCTGTTAATAAAACAAAATATTTACTCACTTTAAAATAAGATGAATATATCAATCAATCTTAGCAGCGAAATAAAAGCCGCAAAAGAAAAGAAAGTTCTAAACAAACCTTTTAGAACGCCTAAAGGACCAAAAAAGTTTTCAGTATATGTAAAAAATGAAAAAGGAAATGTTGTAAAGGTGAACTTTGGCGATCCAAATATGGAGATAAAAAGAGATGATCCGGCTCGTAGAAAAAGTTTCCGCGCTCGTCATCAATGCGATACGAATCCGGGTCCGAGATGGAAAGCGAGGTATTGGAGTTGCAGATTTTGGCAAAGCAAAAAATCCGTAACAGATTATACAACAAAAGGTTCAGTTGATGAAGTTATTCATCAATGGGATGGAATTACTTATTGGGAAGAAGCGGATCTTTTAAAGCTTCTACCTTCTTTGGCTCAAGCTCAAGAAATAACAGAAGATATAGAAAGCGAACCTGAAGAAACTAATGAAGAAGCTGGCGAAATGGCAATGGCTCAATTGGCTTATATCGCAGACCATTCTAAAGATCTTCTTGAAAAACTTCGCGCAAATCCTTCTATGTTTGAAGAAATAGAGCCTTGGGTACAAAGCAAGATAACACTCATGGAAGATTATTTATTCGCTGTTTATAATTATTTGGTTTATTCACAAGAAACCGAAAACGAAAATGAAACAGAAGACATGCCAGAAGAAATAGAAGCTGGAATGAGAATAATTAATATCAATCCTAGCTGCCGACATTTCAATAGCGAAGGCATAGTTAAAGAAGTTAAAGATCTACCTGACGACATGGGCAAAGTTGTCGCTTATGAAGTTATAAATAAAGGAGATAACTTTAAAGAAGGAGATATCTTAACTAAAACAATGGATCAAATCGTGCCGCTAGAAGGAGCATACAACTCACCAAAACAAGGCATGAAATCCAGATGGAGTGTAAAATATAAAAAATCAATAGACTGTAAAAATCCAAAAGGCTTTTCACAAGAACAATATTGTGACCGTCAAAACAAAGGTGGAAATTATAAATAAATATGAAACCAACATTCAAATTCGACAATAAAAATTTTATCGCTGAAGTTTCCATCTCAAATATGATGGAAGAAGACGAAAAAGATCTTCATGATTCTTACATGAGTGAATGTATGATGAATGAAGCTATGTTTGTAAATACCGCTGGCATGTCAACATCAGACGCCAAATACATGTGTGGCATGTCATACATGAAAAACAGACCAATGTTGATGAAAGGCGGCGGCGAATTAACTGATGAACAAAAAAATCTACCGGACAAAATAAAACTCTCTATCTTAAAAAAATATGAAAAATCTGGTAAACTATCTGAAGAAGGTAAAAAACAGCTTCAAAGCATGGCTGCTGCTCCTCAAATGGAAGAAATGAAAGCTGAACCAACGGCTGTTTTTGTTCAAGAACCCGCACCTCCTTCTGGAGAAATCACTCCCAACGCAGCAGAAGAAGGTCTTAAAATAGATGATAAATTAAAAACACAGGAACAAAAAGACGCTCTTAAAAACCCTGATCTTCAAAGCCCTACTTTTAATCCTGCTCAAGCTTAATATTAATTTGCATTTATTTAAAACCGCTAGGCAACTAGCGGTTTTTTTGTTGACAATGTTGAATTTCTCTGTATGCTTCAATAGTGAATGAACAAAAGACAAATAATACGCAAAATAATTGACGTTCCAAAAAAAGCAGATAGAAATTTTTGGGCCAAAGAATTCACTTTGTTAAATAGGCTTTTAGATAAATTTCCTGATTTATCTTTTTGGGAAAAAGCTGATATTAAAAAAGTACCATCTGTTGCAATATTTTTGAGTACAGAACTGTCAAACCTAGAACGCAAATACAAAGAATATTTTTTTCAAATAGAAAACAAGCAAGAAGAAATAAAACTTGGCAATAAAGTAGGCGAAGACTATAATAGAACGAATAAAATTAAATCTCTAAAAGACTTTTTAAAATGAGCAGAAAACCAAAAGAAGAAACAAAAGCAGAATCAGAAATCCTAACATCACAACAGCAGTTGAAGAAATTCTTAAAAGAAAACAAAGAATCTCACTTCAATTTTGAAAAAGCAATCGATTACAAGGTTTCAAGCGGAAGCTTGCTTGTTGATTATTTCTTGGAAGGTGGCCTCGGAACTGGATTGCATAGGTTCTGTGGAATCAATGAAGGCGGAAAGACAAGTGCCGCACTTCAATTCATGAAAAACTTTCTGGATAAACCAGAAAAAAGAAAAGGCTTTTATATCAAAGCCGAAGGTCGCCTTAGTCCGCAAATGATCGAACGTTCTGGCGTAAAATTCGTCTTCTCAGAAGATGAGTGGGTTGATGGTACTTGTTTCGTTTTTGAATGCAATATTCACGAAACAGTCTTCGATTCGATGCGAGAACTCGTCGGAAAAAATGAAGAAAATATTCAATACTTTTTTCTATTAGACTCTGTTGATGGTTTGATTAGAAAATGCGATTTGGATAAAACCTTTGAAGATTCTCAAAAGGTTGCTGGTGGAGCGGTTATCGCCGCCGATCTTATGAAAAGAATTTCAATCGCCCTTCAAAAACGTGGACACATTGCTGTATTCATTTCTCAAGTTCGCGCAGATATCAAACTTGATCCTTACAGTAAAGCACCAGTGAGACAAACTAGCGCAACTGGTGGTAACGCTTTATTGCATTTCGCTAACTGGATTTTTGAATTCGACGCGAGATACAAAGGAGATCTTATCCTTGAAGATCCTAACTCTCCTTACGATGAGCAAAAAAATCCATATCTCGGACACTTTGCAAAAATCGTAATTAAGAAATCTCCAAATGAAAGAACTAATTGCGTAATAAGATATCCGATCAAATATGGTCGTAAGAACGGAACCTCAAACTGGATTGAAAAAGAAATCTTCGACTTCCTTCTTATGTGGGAAATCGCTGTTAAAAAAGGAGCTTGGATCAGTTTCGACGAAGAATTTCTAACAATCGTAAGAGAAGCTGGCTTTTCTGAATTCCCTGCTCAAATACAAGGGCAAGGTAAATTCGAAAAACTAATAAACGAAGACGAGAAACTTAAAAAATTCTTCTTCAACTACATCAGCAAAAATCTACTTAATTTCTCAGATGGAATTTCTATCACTGAATAATAAAAAAAAACGTTGTAAAAATGTAAGGCAATACCTTATAGATTGGAATAAAGCAAGCAGAAGCAATTTCCAGTTCGAAGTCAAAAAATTTCTTGAAAAATTTTGGACTGGAAATGTTGTTTTTGAAGAATTTCCTATTGTTGGAACAAGACTTACATTGGATTTTTATAATGCAAATAAAAAAATTGCAATAGAAGTACAAGGACGACAACATACTAAATATATTGAATTCTTTCATCAAAACAGAATCAATTTTTTAAACCAATTAAATAGAGATCAACAAAAAGAAAGATTTTGTGAATTAAACGACATAAAGCTTTTGACCGTTTTTCCAAACGATAAAATAACAATTGGACTATTTGAGTCTCAAGGTGTAATATTATAAAATGAAAAAAAACTCTTCAGAGAATTTTAAAAACTTCAAAATACCTGAGAACTTCTTTAACAAGCTTTTTGAGTTTACTGGTTCTGACGATTCTTCTCGCGGATTTATCGTGGCTTATGTTGATCAAGACGGTTGCCCAATGATATATAGTAAAGTTTGCAGTCCGATTGTTGAAATGGGATTAATAAAAGCGATAGAAAAATATCTAGACGAAGTTGATAACGAACAACAACCTCTTGACATTACCCCAGACGAGTAGTATGGTTGCGGCGCATGATTTATTCTTACGATCTAGAAACACAGCTTTTGGCTGCGTTGATCAAATATCCAGATAGATACGCCGATATTGCCAGCTTTATAACAGAGAAAGATTTTTGGGCAGAGTCTTCTAAAATAAATAGAACTATTTTTTCCGTACTAAAGCAAACTATCGACTCAGGCGAAAAGATAGATGAAGTTGTTATTTCGCAAAGAGTCAAGAACTTTAATTTGTCGTTTGAAGACAATATTAATCCGTTTGATTATATTCAAGGTCTTGCGCTTAGAAAGATTTCTTCAGATTCAATTACAAGCATTGCTAAAGAGCTTAAAAAATACACGATAAGAAGAGAAATTACTTCTTGCTGCAACGAAATCAGTAAGAAGATGAAATCTATTCCTCCTTCTTCTGATTATTCTTCTATCGTTGAGACAGCCGATCAGATTTATAATAATCAAATAAATCTATACGAAAATGGAGCAGATAACCCTGAAAACATTTTCGAAGAGATGGAAGACCTTATTGAAGATAGAGGAAACAATCCAATTACAGAATTTGGATTTGCTGGTCCGCATCAAAGACTTCAAGAAATTTACGGCTCTCTTTTGAGACCCGGCAACATCACAGTAATCGTAGCTAGGTCTGGCGTTGGAAAAACGCAGTTTTGTTTGGATTTTACCACTAAGGTTTCAAAAAAGTACAATGTTCCTGTTTTGCATTTTGATAATGGCGAAATGAGCAAAGAGGAACTTATCTTCAGACAGTGTGCCGCTCTGTCTAAAGTTCCAATGCATCTTCTTGAAAGTGGAAACTGGAGAAGGGCTGGAAAAGAAATCGTTGATAAAGTTCGTTCTGTATGGGAAACAGTAAAAAATCTAAAGCTTTATTATTACAACGTTGGCGGAATGAATGTTGATTCTCAGATAAGCTTGCTTAAAAGATTTTATTTTTCAAAGATCGGAAGAGGTAATCCGATGGTATTCAGTTTTGATTATATTAAAACCACCAGCGAAATGAGTGGCAATAATAAAAACGAATGGCAAGTTGTCGGCGAAATGGTTGATAAATATAAAAAATGCATTCAGAAAGAAATAGTAACAAACAGCAAGCCCCAGATTTCGATGATTACATCTGTTCAGTCGAATAGAACAGGCATTGTAACCAATAAAGCTTCTTCTAACGTCGTTGACGATGAAAGCATCGTTTCTTTGTCTGACCGAATCACTCAGTTCTCTTCTCACATGTTTATTCTTCGAAATAAAACTTTGGATGAACTACAAAATGAGAAAGGTTATGGAACTCATAAATTAATTAATGTTAAAGCTCGCCATCTCGGCAAAGATATTTCTGGAGCCATCAATCCAGTTAAAATGGCAGATGGATCTTTCAAGAAGAAT